AATCCAAAAATAATGCAATGTAGTGAAATAGCTTATTGGGTAGAACCTGAATTTAGAGGTAGCACTGCGGCATATAGACTTTTAAAATCTTATATTGCAGAGTGCGACAAGATGATGGAATCAGAAAAAATTCAAATGTACACAATGAGCAAGATGGTTAATTCGCCTGATTTGAAATATGAAAAATTTGGTTTATCCAAATTAGAGGAAACATGGGTTAAATAAAATGCCGGGTTCAATAATTGTAGCTGCTATATTTAAAACCACAGTTGCCGCTTTCACTATTGGGCAAGCAATGCTTGCGTTTGCAATTAACATGGTTGCATCAACAATTATATCTCGTGTTTTTGCACCTGATATGCCTACCTTTGATGGCACACGTTATCCAAATCCGGGAAATCGTCAACAGATACCGCCTGCAACTGACAACAAATTACCTATTATTTATGGTTCTTCTTATGTGGGTGGTATTGTTGTTGATCTTTCTATTACTAATAACAATCAACAAATTTATTATGTAATGGCATTGTCTGAAGTTACAAATTCAGAATATGGAAACACTGCCGATGTATTTAGTTTTGGTAAAGTTTATTGGGGCGGCAAAAAAGTAATATTTAGCACAACAGTTGGTGAAACTTATAAAGTAACTGGTTTGCTTGATGAATCAACTGGCATAACTGATACAACAGTTGCGGGATTAATGGAGTTTTATTTTTATCGTAATGGTTCAAACACACCGACAAATAGTTCTTTGTCTGCAATAACAGTAATGAGTGACACCAATTTAATATATAAATGGGATGCCACTAAATTAATGAGCGATTGCGCTTTTGTAATTTTAAAATTAACTTATTCAAGCAATGCAAACATTACTGGATTACAGCAAACAAAATTTCAAGTAAACAATCCTAGAGCATTGCCGGGAGATTGTTTTTTAGATTACTTAAGATCAACAAGATATGGTGCTGCATTGCCATTAGCAAGTATTAATACTGCAAGTTTAACTGCATTAAATACTTATTCTAATCAAACAATTAATTATTATGACCCACAAGGTAATTTAAGTTCAATTACTAGATTTCAATTTGACGGTGTTTTATTAACTGACCAACCAATTATGTCCAACATTCAAATGATGGCTAATTGTTGTGATTGTTTGGTTAAATATAATGAAATAACTAGTCAATGGGGCGTAATAACACAACAACCAAGTTACACAACTGCTTTATATATTGATGACTCTAATTTAGTTGGCGCAATAAATATTTCTCCATTAGATATATCAAACACTTTTAATGTTGCGGAAGTTAAATTTGTTGATAGCACCCAACAAGATACATTTGCAAGTGCAATATTTGACCTTGCACAAATTTCACCATCTTTGCTTTATCCAAATGAACCAGTAAATAAACAAACAATTACATTACCTTTAGTTAATAGTAGTGTAAGAGCGCAAGTTTTAACTAATAGATTTTTAAAATCTTGCAGAGAAGATTTGCAATTGCAATGCGTAATTAATTTTATAGGCATTCAATTAGAAGCAGGCGATATTGTAAATATTACTAATCCAAATTATGGATGGAATGGTAAATTATTTAGAGTTCAAAAAATAACAGAAAATTTTGGTGATGATGGTTCTGTTACTGCAAGTTTAATGCTTGCAGAATTTAATCCTGATGTTTATACCGATGCTATGGTTCAGCAATTTGCGCCTGCGCCTAATAGTGGATTTTTAGACCCTACTATTTTTGGAACAATACCTGCGCCAATAATTAGTGGAATTGTTAATTCAGGATTTAAGCCTAAGTTTGATGTAACTCCAACAACAAGTTCAGGCGGCATTATTGAATTTTTAGAAATTTGGTATTCAACAGTAGCAGCACCAACAAGCGCACAATTAACTTTGCTTACTGTTTATAACTCAATAACAGGGCAAGGTTTTGCACAAAGCACTGCATTATCATCTTTTGAAATTGCTACATTTGAAGCGGAAACATATTACTTTTTTGTTCGTGTAGGCAATTCACTTAAAACAAGTATCTTTTCAACTGGCACACAAATAATATGGAATCCAACATTTATAGATAATGTTTTAATAATCACATCTAATGGATTAAATCTTTCATGGACTCCAGTGTTAAATTGGAGAATTGCCGGATATAAATTGCGCTATCAATATGGCGTAAATACAGATTGGAATACTGGTTTATCTTTATCTGGTGGATTAATTACCGACACTAATTTTTATGCAGCATCATTATCTGGTTTGCAAACTACGGTAATGGTTAAAGCAGTTGATACAGTAGGGCATGAATCAGTTAGTCCTGCATCGGTTCAGCTTAATACTTCAGACCCGCTTGTTCCAAATGTAATTGAAGTAATTGATTTTAAAGCGGATGGATGGCTTGGCACTAAAGTTAATTGTACGGTGGTTGGCGGCAATCTTGTTGCAAACATATTAGATTCATTTTATGGTGAAGATGCTCAATCATTTTATGGTCAAGACACTTATTCTTTATATGGTTCTGCCGTTGCTCAAGCAATGGTTTACACAACAGAAGAAACTTTTATTAATACAGCTTTAGCAGGTTCTACTGCCGTTTTAAATTGGGCTGCCGTAGGAAATAATCCAGTTGTTGAATATAGGCAAGTTTACCCAACGCCGTTTTATGGTGCAGACGGTGATTCTAAATATGGTATTGATGACAATGCTTCTTTTTATGGTGCTGATACTGATTTTGCGCCAATGCCTGCAAGTATTGTTATGCAAAACGGCGTTTATCAATTTAGGATTTCATTAGGTACAGGCACAATTGGTGAAGTTACAGAATTTAATTTGGCTATTGATGTGCCAGACATTATTGAAGTTGTAAACAATCACGTTGTTAATGGTGGCGCAATTCCTTACACAAGAAATTTCACAGCAATAACTAATGTGCAAGCAACAATGCAGCAAAACACACTTGGCGTTATTACAATTAGGGTGGATAAATCTGTACCACTTGCGCCTACAATCACAGGTTATAATTCTAGTCAAATTGCCACTTCAGGCGCATTGGCAGACATAGTTTTACAAGGATATTAAATCATGGCATATACAGCACCGCCCGCAAAAACTGAAATTTCTGACACTTACCCAAACCCATCAAATGCGGTTGCAAGGGCAGGTTTTGGTACGCTTTGGGAATATGTAACTGGTCTGCTAGGTTTAACTGGTAGCCCGCCTGCGGCAAGAACAGCATTAGGTTTGGTTATTGGTACGGATGTGCAAGCATATAATGCTAATACCGCATTCACTAATACGGCTCAAACATTTACCGCACTGCAAACATTTGCAGGCACATCATCAAATGCCGATGCAAAGTTTTCTAATATTCTTGAAGTGGCAACTGTATCTGCTACTGCGGCAACAGGCACAATTAATTATGATTTAACTACGCAATCTGTTTTGTATTACACAACAAATGCTTCTGGTAACTTTACTATTAATTTTAGAGGCTCAAGCGGGACATCATTAAATACCATAATGGCTACAGGCGAATCTATTTCTGCTACTTTTTTAAATACTAACGGCACAACGGCTTATTACAATAGCGTAGTGCAAGTAGATGGTTCTAGTGTTACTCCAAAATGGCAGGGCGGCTCTGCGCCTACAGTAGGGAATGCTAGTTCAATTGATGGCTACACTTACGTCATTATTAAAACTGGCAGTGCAGCATTTACTGTACTTGCATCACAAACTAAGTTTGCTTAATAGGATAAACAATGCCTCGCCTATCTAAAATTGGTGCAGCTTGTTTGGCTGCGTTTGGCTATACAGGTGTCACGCTAGTTACTACAAATTATCTTGTTGTAGCAGGCGGCGGGGGTGGCGGTGGTGCTAACACAGGCGGTCAAGGTGGCGGCGGTGCAGGCGGTTTATTAACTGGAGTTACAAATTTAAATCCTGCATTAAATTACACAATTACAGTAGGTGGCGGCGGTGCAGGCGCAAGCACAAATGTTGCAGGAACAAACGGTACTAACTCTGCATTTAGCGTACTTGCTACGGCGGCAGTTGGCGGCGGTGGTGGTGGTTCAGGCGCAACTCCTGTTAATGGTCAAAATGGTGGTTCAGGTGGTGGTGCAGCATATCAAGCTAGTGGCGGCACAGGAACGGCAGGTCAAGGTAATAATGGCGGCACTGGTGGAATAACTGCAGGTGGCAATTCTCAAGGTGGTGGTGGTGGTGGTGCAAGTGCGGTTGGTGGGAATTCTTCTGCAAATACTGCAGGCAATGGTGGCAATGGTACAGCATCATCTATTTCTGGTGCATCCGTCACTTATGCAGGCGGTGGTGGTGGTGGAAATCAAAATCAAACACTTGGCGGTGCAGGCGGCACTGGTGGTGGAGGTAATGGCGCAAAATCAACAACAAGTCCAGTAGCAGGAACAACAAATTTAGGTGGCGGTGGTGGTGGTGGTGGTGGCGCAGCAGCAGGAGTTGGTGCGGCAGGCGGTTCTGGCGTTGTAATTATTTCTTATCCTGCCCCACAACAATTTGGTGGTGGCACTGTAACTATATCTGGCGGCAATGTAATTCACAGGTTTACATCGTCAGGTGTATTAACTTCACTTTCATCTATTACAGCAAACTATCT